ATGCCAGAATTAAACGGAGTCAACCTTACCCCCCTGCTGGGGGTAGATTCAAGCTATCTCCAGGCAGCGCTCGATCAAGTGAATGCTTCTTATGGTTCAATGTATGGTTACCTTATACAAGGACTAGGCCTCAGCCTCGAAGACATCTACGTCTTGCGGGCCAAAATGGTCAACTACCTTATTCTACCAGGCCAAAACATGCTTAGCGGGAATGCCGCGTCCGGGGCTGCCTTTTTAAACGTGTTACAGAATTCCTTTTTATCCGGGCAGTATACATCCTACAATTTCTATTTACAGTCGTCCATCGACGAGGGCACGCTTGGCGGCGTTCCGGGCCAAGTCGGCGGCCAGGTACATGCCGATGCGGCTTCGTATCTCTTGCGCCAACCCCAATGGATCGACAACGCGATTTCGGCCTATACGAACAGTCAAGATCTTCAAGAAGGCCAAAGTCGTGTCTGGCTGTCAGGCCTCGGGGGCGGCTTCTGGTCCGAGGGAAGGACGGGCATTTCCCGCAGCTCAGAATACAATGCCGGATCGGTCATCGGCATCACCTATCGCGGGAGTGAGCGCGCGAGTGCCAACATGGGCATCGGCTATACCTGGGGCTCGGTCGAAAGCGCCGGGGCTACTGCCACGGTCAATACGATTTTTGCCACTATCGGTGGGCGCTACGGATTTTCGACACTGGAAACCGGACCTTATGTGATCGCGCGCGCGGATGGCGGCTATGTCGACTACCAAAGCAGCCGCCCGCTTGCCGGTGGCATGGGGACGGCCACAGGGCACACCAATGGCGGCATTTTCAGCGGCACCGCCGGACTGGGGGATGTCTTTCGCCTCGCCCCCTTGACAATCACGCCACAGATCGGACTTCGCATCACCAGTGAAACCCTTGCCGGGTTCAATGAAAGCGGCAGCGAACTCGCACTGGGTGTCCACGGCCTCGACCATACGCTTTCCAGCCTCCTGATCGATCTGGACCTGCGCCTTGACCGACAACAACTGGGAAGCTGGACCATAGCCCCCGCCTTAACCCTCGGTTACGAGCGGGCGCTCGACAATCCGCAAATCGAAAGCATGGCCACACGCTATGGGTATGCAGTCAGCCAGAAGTCTGCTTTCGATAGTCAGGACCTCATGAAAGCCGGCCTGAGCATCACCGCCCAGCACGATGCTTTTACCGTCACGGCCAAAGCAAACGGCATCATCGGCAATGGATCGGGAAGCGCCGGCATTAGCGGACAGTTCGCGCTGAGCTACAGCTTCTAGGGAAAGAGGAGCTATTATTGCCAGACACAACCGCCCACACACAGGGCGACCACCCGCCTATCCTGCCAGTAGAGCTCCGACCACATTGTAAGTCGTTGACGTTGTGAAACCGGGGGTGAGCAATGTGGCCACCACCGTGGAAGCAGTGTGTTCATTTTCACTCGTAGCTCCCTGACTCAACTTGTTGAAATAGGTGACTTGTGAAACTGAATTGGCCAGAATTTCAGCATAAACCGTATTCCAGGCTGCGGGAGTAGCCAAATCTTGGCCATAAGTCTGTGCGTAGTCATATTCCTGGCTCCACGTGGGTGAAGTCGACTGAAGAATGAACTCTCGAATTTCCGTCCCACCCACCGCGCAGCCCCCTGCGCTTTGTGCAGCGCCTCGCCACGCCCTCATTTCCGGCTCATTTCACCCGCCTCGGCCGCCACGTCATCCCAAAATTTCAAAATTCGACGCATTCGACGCATCCATCCGTAGTCACACATAAACCTCGCGAAATCCGCGTTCAAATTCATTCAAATTTGTTCAACATGCTGAAATCATAACTATTCCAGAACATCGGCACCGATGTACGGGCAAGATGGGACAAAAGGGCCGAGGGGTGGGATTGCGGATAAACCGGGGCCGCAAACGATGCCCACAGGCATGGCCCGCTGCAAAACGAAAAAGGGCTAGGACGACTGTCCTAACCCCTTGAAATTTGGAGCCAGCGAGGAGACTCGAACTCCTGACCTGCTGATTACGAATCAGCTGCTCTACCAACTGAGCTACGCTGGCTAATCGGCGAGAAGCGAGGATTATACCGGGTTTGCGGTCAGGTCAAGTCAAAAAAAATTGGTCAAAACTGCTCGTTTTTGCGCAAAAGAGTTTGCATTCTGCGAACCGCGAACGGCGGTTTGCAAACCATTTGCAAACCGCCGTATGAGGCTACGCGGCCACCTCCGCCCATCAAGCCTCCGCAATTTTACCCAGCCGCCACCGCAGATACGCACATTCCAGGGCCAGAGCTTCGGTATACCTGATTCCGTAGCTATTTCCAGCGGGGCGGTACTCCTCTACAATATTGCCGTCTCCATCTCGCCTTTCGGGCTGTTCCGGCCATTCATCATAACAAAGTAAACCATATGCAAACGGATCGAGGCCTTCCGCTTCAAACGCAGCGGCAACCTGTTGGGCTAGCAACCCGAAATGTAAGCGTGCTTTATCTTCTCCCTTTGACTCTATTGCCTCTGTAAATTTGAATTTTTTATATTCAACACGACTCCATGCCCTAAAAATTGCTTCGTCTATTTCAGACGACTCCTTTTCCCTTGCGTCTGACGAGTTTATTACAGCACTGGCACAAAAAATTTCTTTCCATCTAAACCCATAGACACCAAGTAAAAGGGTATTATCAGTCATTGGCCATAATGCACCGGGGTTCAGCCCAAGCGTATCCGATCCAGATGTGCCATTGCGGAGCGAAAATTTTATATGCCCTGTCAAGGCATCACCTAATGGATTACGCGCTGTATATGTCATTGCTGCACAATCTACTATGTTGCCATTTTGCGTCAACCCATGCCCTATAATTTGCTGTATCGGCTGATAGTCACCTGTTGCGACAGGATTATTTACCGTGCCACCAATACCTATACCAGCAAATCTAGGTGATCCGGACGCAGTGATAGCTAACAATGTGGCATTCGAGTCAGAAACCACATTCACTTGTCCGTTTAGCAAACCAAGAGATGCTTTTTTCCCAAAAACTCTTTTCCGCTTATGGACAACAGGCCCGGCATACGTAGACATGGCGCAAGACACATATCCATCCCAATATAGCTCCCCCGTCCCATCTCCATAGACTGCATCATACATCAGGGTGTCTGAATGCAATTCGTTTAATATTGTAATATCGCCAACGCGGCATACAAAGGCGGGACTGTTAAAAGACGAATAAAGAACATGCTGCCCGTGATGAAGATTCCCGACAAGAGAATCTATTCCCAAATAAGACTTTCCGGCCATCACCCATATAGGGGCAAGTTCTGTTGTTACTTCGCCTTCAAAATTTCCACTTATATTTCCGTGGACTGATGATAAAATAGCACAAAATGACGAACCTCCATAGTTATAACTTCCATTATTAGCGTGGCATTTCAACTCACGGAAACATATGCGTGACGCATTTTGGACAATTAATCCTGTTCCGCAAAACTGCTCAATATGCATTTTATACGATACGACATCGTTTATATGCTGGAGGCTTTCACCTTCGCTGTACAGTTCTACGGACGGTGAAAAAATAGCGGGAACATTTGAAACTGTTGTATTTGGAGATGTGTCTATTTCTGCCTGCTTTGAAGATATTATATTTAAAATTTTGGCTCTTGTCATATTAACAGAGCCTACATAATAACTGCTAGAATCAGACGCAGGGATATATACCACACGGCCTATATCCGAGGATTTCAAGCAGTCACACGAAAAATTTGCAATATTACTTCCAGACTCAACCGAGACACGTGCATATTCAAATGACCCGCGCATATTTACTATGCCAATTTTTGATGGAGAACCAACAATGACGTGCTGGTTGTCTACACATGACGTTATCAAAAATATTTGTGTCGAGACATGGATATATTTCCCTACATCGTTACTATCAAAAATCGGTGTATCAGAAATCAATTCTGTTGAACCGAAATCAATGCTAAATGTAGTAAACCCTGTATCCTTCCATATCTTTTGAACACCTCCACCCCACACCATGCACGGATTCAAAACACAATTCCACAGATTCGACAGCCTCACAGCCGTGTTTCCATGATAATGCAATATCCGTCCGAAACCATTAAGACGAAATTCGCTCGCGTACCTCTTTTCAATCAGGACAGCGCCAACGGCAGACGACGGGAAATCATCATGGAATTTAATTTTTGGATTTGTAAATACAAGTGAGCAACCGCGCGTCGTTGGAGAATCTGCGTTCGTCCCCTGGAACAACACAGCATCCGCACCAGGCAATGCGCACAATACGATTGCGCCCTCCATCCACTCTATTTCCAACGGCGTCACGGGAAAACAATCTATCGACGCGGACAACTTATAGCTGCCTGCGGGCAGCACTACCTTTCCTCCGTTTGGAAGGGACCGTACATGATCGATTGCGCGCTGAAATGCCGTCGCGTTTTCAAAATCCCCGTCTCCGACAGCGCCAAAATCACACACAGAGACAATGTCAGATGCCTTTGATAACCACGATCTATTCGTGGAACCAGGCCAACCAGGAGCAAAGACAGCAGCTTTTCCCACTGTTTCCGCCGCATGAATCGCCTCGTCACGCGCAGTTTTTGACTCTGCAACAGCTTGACTTAGATTAACTACATTCACAATTTCATCAGGAGTGGCAGTCTCTGGCATCGATATCGCTCTGTCTTGCGCCTCTCCCAACTGCTGGATCATCGCGACAACCCGGTCAAACGTCCCTTCCATCACCTTGGCCGGCGTGGCGGCGTTTTCCACCAAATCAGTTTCCTGCACCGCGTCGATGATCCGCTTGACCAGCAGGTATTCCCCCTCCGCCAGCGGAGCCGCCAGGGTGACGTTGCCGCCGTTGGCGGCGCCCACGCCGGACACGGTGAAATCGGTGTCCAGCACCAGCGGAATTTCCACGCCCGTGGCGCTGCGGCGCACCACGCGCAGATCCGCCGCGTGCCACACGATGAAAGTATAGGGGAAAACGGCCTGCCCGGTCGGGCCCACGTACAGATTCTTGTTCGAGGACGATGCGATGGTCATGGTCTAGTCCTTCTTCCCGGCGAGAAAGAGCCGGCGCGGGTCTTTGGTCTTGCCCGTGGCCAGGTCCCGGGCTCCTTCGTAGGTGATCCAGATCTGACGGGAGGGCAGCTGGTACCAGTACCCGGCCGCCATGAGCGCCGATTTCATGAGGTTTTCGAAGTCTTTTGCGGCCACGCTCCGACCCGTGGCCACGTCCCGCGCCGCCTTGGCCGTGCGCGTGCCCAGGTTGTAGGCCTCGACGCCGGCCCGGCCGGCCGGCGACCCTTGGTAGCCGTAGGTTTTGCCCGTGATGACCTGTTGGAGGATCGGGTTGGCGATGTCGCGCGCGAACGGCACGGCGGCCATGGGATAGGACAGGATGCCGTACGCCACATCCTCGGCCTTGGTCTCCTCCTGGGACATGATGAACGTCTGCACCGCCGCCGGCACCAGCCAGAGCCAGACCGCCGACCGCGCCAGCCCGGCCGGGGACAGGTTTCCTTCCTTCGCCTGTTCCAGGCGCTCCATGCCCAGGTTCCCAAACAGGCTGAAGAACGAATAGAACATGGTGAAGAGCTTGTTGAACGCCGACCCGCGCTGCACCTTGGCCAGGTCGATGGGCAGGCCGGAACCCTGTGTGGTGCGGAGGATCATGTCCGCATAGTCCGTGGCCTGGGCGTCGTCGCCCTTGAAACGCTTCTGCCCGGCCTCGTAGGCCGCAAGCCACGTCGGCGCGGCGGTCAAGGCGTCCGTCATGGCCGTCAAAGCGAAGAAGCCCTCTTTCAGATCCTGCGGCCCGAAGACCTTGCCCCCGATCTTGAGCCGGAAGGCGGTCACGTCCATGTGCTTGGAAGCGTCCCGAATGTCCCGGTCCAGGGAGGTTTCGCGCGCCCGGAAAAAGACGCTCTTGGACCGCACGAACTCCAGGCCATCCAACGGATGCCGGGCGAACCGGGCCAGGCCGCGCATGGCCGGCACGAAGCCCAGGGCTTCGATGGTCTGGGCGTAGGCAAGGGGCTGCGTCATGGCCACCGTCACCTTGAGGCCCATGTTGACCATGGTCGCGCCCAGGCGGATGCGGTTCACGAACCCTTCCAGTTCGTAGAGTTGCCCCCGCTCCTCCCGGGCGATGGATTGCAGCCAGGGCACCAGCTGGCGCTGCCGCTCCCGGCCCAGATGGCGGACATAGGCCGCCTTCGTCTCGGGATGATTCACGAACTTGTAGACGTCGCGCAGGGGCGCGGCAAAGGCGGTGTAGTGGATGGTGTCGCGCAAATGGCGTTCGATCACGTCCAGCTTAAGCAGCGGCGGCAGCTTGCCCCCCTGCCGCTCCTTGGTCATGCCCGAGGCCGGGCCGCGCTGCTGCCAGACGTTTTCTATGGCCAACGCGGTCAGGTCCTGGTCCGAAAACATTTCCGCCTTCTCGGAAATCTTCGGGTCGAAAACCAGGGGATAATAGCCGCCCTGCACCGTGCCGTGGGGCGTCTCGTAGGGCTGGACCTCGACCTTGCGCAGGGGCCGGCCGTAAATCCTGCGGTACTCCTCGGACAACTGCGGAAACATGCTGTCAATGAGCGCCCACACGTCCGTGACGAACTGCCATTCCTTCGCGGACAGGCGGTCCGTGATGGCCTTGACCTGGGCGTCGGTCCAGCCGTAGCCGTTACGCACGGCCGTCAGGTTGCCTTCGTTGCCGCAGTTGAGCGCCACGGCGATCATTTCTTCCTTGGACAGTAGTTGCGGCACGCCTTCTACGCGGATTTTCTTCCGACCCCATTGGTGCAGGTCGCGCAGGAAGGGTTCCAGGACGGCCTTGTACTCCTTGCCCTTCCGCTCCCAAAGCTCCAGTTCCCGGGCCATGGCGGCGACCAGCGGCTTGAAGCCGTAGCGGTAGTTCGGCCCGTCGTACTCCCAACCGTCCGCCGCCCGGAAAACGAACTCCGGTTTCGTGAGCGCCGCGCGGAACCGCTCCAGGCCCTCGCGCACCTGCTCCACTCTGCCGGGACGGCCCGGGACCTCGACATACCCCGGCCACGCCTTGGCCACCCGGCCCTTCAAGGTCATGGTGGTTTGCGCGGAGAGGAGCGCCATGTCGTCGAAGGAGCGCCGCGATTCGTAGGATAAGGCGTAATTTTTCTTCCTGCCGATCTTGGCCAGGGCGTCAATGACCTCCCCGAACTCCACGAGCTCGTCAAAGGTCATGTCCTTCCAGGTCGCGCCCGCCCGGCGCGCAGTGCCGCCCGGCCGCCAGTTGGGATCAAAGTATTTTTCCGGCACCACCATGCCCACCAGGGAATCCGGCGGCAGGGTCTCTTCCAGGAGCTCGCGCAGCGGCCGCATGTTGCGCGGGTCTTGCGGCATCTTGGACCGCGCCGTGGTGAACCCGAACCGCGCGGCCAACGCCTTGATGTTCTCGGCGAAATCGAAATCCACGGTCCTGGAGTCCACGGCCTCCTGCACGGCCGTCAGCGCCTTGTCCACCTCCTCCTTGACGCGCACGCGCTCCTTCACCCTGGCCACGGCCTCGCGAAGCCGTTCCGTCGCCTCGAACCCCTCTTCCAGGCGCTTCTGCCGTTCGGCCGCCAGCTTCTCCTTGCCTTTGGCCCGGGCCTCGCCGCGCCCTTCCTTCATGCCTTCCCGGAAAGCTGCGCGCGCCGCCTCCTGCTGGCGCTTCAGGCTGGCAACCAGGGCATCCTGCTCGGAAATGGCCTTGGTCCAAGGCGTCACGCCCGTCTGCTCCTCGATGAGCTTCTTGATTTCGGACGTGCCCCGGGGCTTTTGCCCGAGCAGCTTGCCGAAGATTTCGCTTTGCTTGGCAAGCACCCTTTCGTAGGCGTCCGAGGCGATGGCCTCTTCCGTGTGGTACGGTTCCTCAAGCACCTGCCGCCGGCTGGCCACCATGCGGTCCACGAACTCCTTGCGCCCTGGCTGCGCCAGCAGGAATTGCACGAAGTCATCCACCTGTGTGGAATCACGGAAACCGAACTCCGCGGCCAGTTCGTCCGGGCCGATGAGGGCGTTTTCCTTGACCACCAGCTTTTGCCGGCGGTTGCGCTCCTTGTAGCCCTCGTACTTGTTCGCCGCCGCCTTGAGGTCGGAAATCACGGCGTCGTCGTAGAACAGGCGCAACGTGGTTTCCGAGAGCCCGCCGGCTTCCACGCACCGCTTGTAGGCCTGCCATCCCTGCGTCTGTTCGTAGAGGTCGGCGGCTTCGGCGCGCCACTGCTTTTCCTCGGCCGCCCGCTCCCGGGCCACGATGCGGTCCATCCGCGCCTCGGCCTGGCGCTGCGCCTCGTCATAGAGCCAGTCGTATTCCTTGAGCTCCGCCGCCAGGGTCGGGTCCGCCGCGGCCAGGGCCAGCACGTCCTGATCCTCGAACGCGCGTTCCATGCCCATGGTTTCCTTGGCCAGGGCCAATTCCACCACGTCCCGGGGCTGCAACTGGCCGCCGTCTCGCGCCGGGCGCTCCCGGCCCAAGGTGGCGCGCAGGCTGTCGCGCGCGAGCTTGGCGATTTCCGCGTCCGTGAACTCCACGGCCACGCCGCGCCGGCGCAGGCCGTCACGAAACATCTGCACGAACCGCTGCCACAGCGTCGCCTCTTCCGGGGACAGGGCCTGTTCGAGAAGTGCCCTATCCGCGATGAGCGCGAACCGCTCTTCCGCCGCGCGGCGCAGGCCCTCGGGCGTGGAAAGGTCGATGCCGTGGGCCTCGGCCACCTCGCGCAACCCGTCCACGCCGTAGGTCTTGGCCAGCCCGTCCCGCCACGTGTCCAGGTCCGCGCCCAGGAAGACGCGCAGCCCCTGGTGGATGCCCTGCTCATGCACCCACCGTTTGACGGCCTGCTCCGGCGAGGCCGTGCGATCGGCAATGAAAATGACCCTGTCCCCGGGAAGGGTGATGGCGCTGATGTTCGGGTTGTCCAGCGCCGCCTGCCGCGCCTCGGGCACGGAAATGTGATCCGCCGTCAAGGCGATTTCCACGGGCAGGGCGTTTTCCGCGCGGGCCTGCAACGGGTCCAGGGTGTCGAAAAGCGCCTTGACCGGCCCGTCCTTGGCGGCGGCCTTGCCCGTGGGTTCGGAGACGGTTATTCTCTGCCCTGGTAACTCGGACGGGGTGGCGGCGCTCGCTTCAGCCCCCGCCGGGGTGGATGGAACGGACGCCCGGAATCCATCCCCTTCCGCCTTCCTGGCGGGCCACACCACGTCCATGTCCTCGGCTTCCGCGCCCTTGCCTTCGGCCTCTCCCTGCCTTATATTTTCTTCGGACCCTGCCAGGCGTTGCGGACGTTCGGCCCGGGGTTCCGGGTTTCCCGGAGCATCGGACGAGGCAGGGGTTCTTCCTCCTTCCTTGCCTTCGGGGTATTTCGCATCCCGTATCCACATCGTTCGCGGCTCAAGCGTCCGGCTCCCGGGTCTGGCCGACTCCACGTAATAGATCGTTCCATTGACCCGCTTCACGAAGACCACATTGCCCGGGCGCGACCCCGTCTGCACATCGTCCGGGTGAAGCAGCACGTCAGGGATGCGCAAAATGTCCTTGGGCTCCACGCCGCGATGCCCCGGTTCCTTCTCGTTTCCGATGCCGTGGCGGGAAAAGACGTGGCTGACGAAAGACGGGTCGATGACGTGCCGGAACACCAGGGCGTCCTGCCCGGTGTTCTCCTTGATGCGCCGGGCAACGTCCGGCTCCACGACGCCAATTACTTCGTAAGGCGCTTTTTGGTTCTGCACGGCCAGAGCCACGGCCCTTTCGATGGTTTGCCGCACCTGCGCCGGGTTTGGTTGTTCCACCGCGTCCACGGCCAGGCCGTAGCCGCCGCCCTCCATTGTCGCCATGGACGTGGTGACGCCCTGCTTCTTCAGCTCCTCGAGCTTCGCCAGCGCCTCGCTCTCGGAATACGCCCCCCCCTTGCGCGTGAGGAGCACCGGCGCTTCAACGGGCACCGCCGCATCCTCCGGCTTGGCCGCCTCCCCGAACCGCACGCCGTCGTAGTTCAGGAGTTTCAGCGCCGACTGAAACCGTCCGTCCGCCACGATGTCGGCCACAGGCATGGGCGCGTCCGCGATGGGCCCCAGCGCCTGGGACACGGCGTCCGGGTCCAGCCCGGCGCGGCGCAGCAGATCCGAGGGATTGACCACGGCGTCCCCGGGCACCACGCCGGACAGGTCCAGCACGTTCCCCGCCGCCTGCCCTTCGGCCGGGCCTTCCGCCGCGGCTCCCGGGCCGGCCTGCGCCTGCTCGCGCAGTGCCGCCAGTTCCCGGGCGCGCTGCGGATCGGCAAAGGGGGTCCACTGCGTTTTGTCCAGGAGCGCCTTGCCCTCGTCCGTGGCCAGGAAACGCACAAGCTTGGACGTGGGGAACTCCAGGTCCAGGTCCATCCGGCCGGCCTCGTGGAAGTCGGACAGGCTGACGCCGATGCCGGACAGGAATTTTTTGAGCTTCCCGTTGCCTTCCGTGGGCAGCAACGGCGCAAAGACCGTTTCCACCTCCCGGGCCGGGATGTAGGACGTCTCCGGGTAGCCGGCTTCCGCCAGGACCTCGGCAAGGTGCGCCTCGGCCACGGCCGGCGAGCGGGCCAGGGTCTTGGACTTGGCGTAGACGTCGCGGACGCCCTGGAGGAACTGCGGCGCGTGGAAGCCGGCGAGGACCAAGCCCTGTGCCAGGGCCTCGTCCTGGTCCCCGGTTTCATGGAGCGTCATGCCGTAGCCGAACGCGCCGGCCGCCGGGGCCTGGGCCAGCCTGGGCAGATAGCCGAAAGCGGAGAGGATGCCGCCGGTCAGCGCGCCGTGCGCGCCGCCAGCGGCCGCGCCGGTCCATCCGTCTTCCGCGCCGCCCTGCACCGCGCCTTCCAAGCCCATGGCCGTGGCCGCGCCGCCGGGCAGCTTGGACAGCATCATGAGAATACCCAGGTCCATGGGCAACCGGCCCACGGCGGCCATGAGCTTCCCGGAAAAGTCCTCGGGAGCGGGAGCCCAGGCAGGCGGCGCATAGGCCGCCTGCGCGTCCTCGAACGCGCCGCCGCGCTTGGCGTACTCCTCGGGAACGCCCACGGCCTGCAAGCCGCGCTGCGCCAGCTTGGACGCGTCGTCCAACAACTTGAGCGAGGATTGCACGGACTGCATGTAGCCCCGGGCCAGCATGCGAAAGCCGTAGGTGTACGGCGACGTCTTGAAAAACGACTCCACCGCCCCCATATTGTCCGTGTCGTCCTTGGACACGGCCATGTGCGTGGGGATGGCGAGGTGCCGGGCCGTGGCCGGGGCCTCTGCCGCAAGGCGGGCGAAGTCCGGCGCGTTCTCGCGCGCGGTCGCCGCGGCGGATGCCTTGTCCAGGTTCCGGTCCACCACGTCGGGCGGCGAAGAGAGCACGGACGAAAGGTCCAGCACCCGGGCCGTCCGCTCCGGGTCGCGCTCCCGGGCCAGTTCGTAGGCCTGGGGCAGGGAGAAGCCCGGTGCTGCCGGAGACGTGGCCGGTTGCGCCGGGGCGTACATCGCTTCCTGCTGTCGGTGCAGGTCCTCGGCATACGTCGTGGCTTCGTCAGGAGTGCGGAACTTCCCCAGGTGGCGGCCCGTCTGCCGATACTGTTCCACGGCCTCATCGTCGCCCATGATCCGGCCGTCATCGCTGACGGTCGGTATCAGGACTTCCTGGCCGTCGATATTGACGGACATGGAGCGCACGGTGGAAATCGAGCCGTCGTCGTTCCGGACCACAGGCCGGCGGGCAAGATCGATGTTTCCGGGCTCGACCATGCCGGAGGCGGCCGGCTTTTCCTCGTCCAACACCGACAAGTCCAGCCCCGCACCCTGCGGCGGCGAAGACGGCTTCGCGTCCAGCACGGACAGGTCCAGTTCCATACTACTGCACCCCCCCGAACTTGTCCTTGTTGGCCTCGTAGACCTTGCGGATGGCCTCGGGGTTGTTGGCCAGGTCCGCCTTGCCCGCCCGCTTCAGTTCGGACTGGATCAACTGCCGGGCCGCCTCGGGCACCACGTCCGCCGCGCCCTTGTCCACGGGCTGGGACGTCTGCTGCTGCGCCGGAGCGGCCGCCGGCTGCGCCGTGCCGCCATAGAGGCGGTCATACAGGGCAGGATCATTCTTCCTGATGATGTCCACAGCCTCGTCCCGCTTCTTCCGGTCTTTCTCGGCAATGGGCAGTTGTCCGCCTGGCTCAATCTCGAAGCGCCGGATATCGGCACCCCAAAACCTTTCATAGGCAACGTCTGTCAATTCCTGCGTCCGCTTCAGGATGTCCTTGGCATCCAGTTTTCCTGATGCCAGTTCTTCCTGAAGGATGGAGTTCACCCGCACCACGTCCTTTGGTTCTAAAATGCCGCTTTCATTCGTTTTGGACTTGGTCACAGTCTTCAGGTAGTCGCTGCTCAACTCCATCCACGGCTTGTTCTTGGCGTCCTTGACCGTCTCCAGATGCTTGACCACGGTGTTGTATTCGTCGTCCTGGAGGCCCTGCGCACGGAACGGCGAAACTTCCGACACGCGCGTAATCTCCCCGCTTGCCACTTTGGAGAGCAGGCTTGCGGCGATGGATTTGCTTTGCTCGCCCTGCGCCTTGTCCGTCTTCGTGGCCAGGCGGTCGGCGTCGGCGTCCAGGATGTCGTGCCACTGCTTGCGCACCTTCGACGGCACGGCCGGGTTGGCCTCGATCGTATCGTGTGACAACTGCCCCTTGAGGCGCATGTTCTCGAAGGTGTCCGTGGCCGCGTCTTCCAGGTCCTTTTGCTGTTCGACCTCGCGGCCCCGCTGCACTTCCCAGCTCGAGCGCGCCCAATGCGCCGCCTTGGCCAGCACCTTGTCCGGCACGCCCTTGAACAGATCCTTTGCCGTAGGCGCATAAAGCAGCGCCGCCGCCGCGCCGGGGTCCTGGCGGTCGCCCTGGCCGGTGATGGAGAGGGCCCGGGCATAGACCCGACTGACCATGGAATCCTCGGCATCCGCCGCCGCGCGCCTGGCTTCGGCCTCGCGCTTGGCCTTGATGCGCTCCTTTGCCGAAGACGCGGCATGGCCCAAGGTCAGCAAATCGTCGAAATCAAGCGCGTTGTATCGCCCGGCCTGCAAGTCCCCGATGGTGCGGAGCACGACGCCATCGGCGTCGCTGTCCAGACCCCCCTTGACGAAACCCTTTGCAATGTCGCTTTTGGTGCGGCGCTTGAGCTTGTCCGCCGTGACGGGGTCCAGCCAGTACCCGGCCTTGGCCTGGGCATCCATGGTGGTATCCACGGCGTCGAGATAGGCCGTCAGGTCCGCCGGCCCGCCGCCGCCCAGGCCGGAATGGTAGGCGCTCTTGCGGGTGTCGTTCAGGGCCTGGTCCACCAGGGACGTGGAGTAGTCCACGTGGACCTTGTGCGCCTTTCGCCCGGCCTCGCGAACAATGTCGGAGGCGAGCATGGACAACTGGATTCCCGCCACCTCGCGGGACTGGTCATCCGGCGCGTTCTCCAGAATCTTGGAACCGATTTCGCCCAGCTTGGTTTTCAGGCCGCCCACCGACTCCATGGCGTTTTCGCCCGTGAGCCCCTGTTCCCATGCGTCGGAGGCCTCAAGCATCTGTTGATGCCCGAACAGCTTAGACTTGTTGACGTAATTGATTCGCTCCTGTTCCTGGTATTTCGCGCCCACGTTGGCTATCTGCGCGAAGGCATCCCCCAGGCTGGCAATGCCGCGCTCCATGGAGCGTTCCCGGTCGCGCGCCACGCGATACTGTGCTTCCTCGGCGTCGGTGTTGGCCCGCATGAGCTTCAGGGGCGAATGGGAAAGATGAATAGGCATGCCGGCGGCCTCCTAATAATCCAGGAACGACCCGTAGAATTTCATGTCCGTGGAGCTCGGCGTGGAAGAACCCCAGTTGAGCAACGAACTCCCCGTGGACCACGTGTTGGTGGTTTTTCCCCACCAGCCGGCATCCTTGCCGGAAGAAAAAACGCCGGTCGCGCCCTTGGCCACGCCTGCCGCGCCGCTGGCGACCTTGCCCCAATCCGTGCCCGAGGACCCGTAGGTGCTGGCCGCGCTCGCGCTGCTGCCGCCGCTGAACATTTCGTCCATCATGGCGTACTGCGTTTCCCAAAGCGTATTATAGCTCTCGCGCTCGGCAAGCTGATCCTCGCGCCAGCCGGCGCGGCGGGTCAGGTCCGCCTGCCTGCCGCCCTGGATTTCCAGGGACGCCACCTTGTAGTTCAGGGCCAAATCCATTTCGGCGGCCTTGGCTCCCAAGACCTTGTCCATGGCCGCGGCCTTGGCCGTGGTTTCCTCTATGGCGGCATCCGCCTGCATGAGGTATTTTGACGAGGTGCGCAGCGCGTCGGAAAGCGTTTCCCAGGCCTGCACGTGGCCGGCCATTTCCGCCGTGGTCGCTTCCATGCCGGACTTGTACCGGGCTTCTGTGATGGCCGCGGCGGACTTGCTGGCCAGGTATTTTTGCTTCTTGAGGGACAAATCCTGATTCGCCTGGAGCACGTCCAGGGCGGAGCCCGAGGCCGCGATGCCCTTTGCGGCCACGGCCGCGCGCACCTCGCCGTCCGCGTCGTTCGCCGCGCGCTGCTGCTCTTCCATGGCGTAATCGCGCTCGCGCTCGGCGTCGCGCACGGCGGACACGCCTTCGTTGCGAGCGGCTTGCGCCTTGGCCCGGGCCAGCATGTTTGTCAGTTCGGCCTGCTTGAGCGCATCGGAGCGGATGCCCGACGCCATGAGCACGGCCAGATCCACGGAATTCCCGAGCGAGATGGCGTTGCCCTCGATCGTCGCTGCGGCGTCCGCGAACATCGTCTGTTTTTCCAGGTTCGCGGCCGTCTTGGCATAGGCCACGTCAACGCCGGTCCAGGCCTCGCCCCACTGCGCGGCATCCTCGTATTCAAACGCGGACCAGTCGCGTTCCAGGCCGATTTCCGCCTGTTTGCGCTGGTTTTCCAGCACCAGCCGCATCAGGTTTATCTGGCTCGCCTGGGACTGCCGTTCGGCCGCGGCCTCTGCCGCCTCGTTGCTGCTGCTGCCTCCGAACATGGAAAACAGGGACGAACCGGCGGAAACGGCCGAACCGACCGCGCCGACCGCACCGATAGCACCGCTTGCCATTAGGCCACCCTCGCGCACATGATGTAGTCCGCCCCGTCCGGGCCGTAGCGGTGCAACAGCGCCTCGCGCCGCATGCCGGCCAGGTCGGCGAATTTGAGCGCCCGGCCGTAATCCGCGCGCACCACGCACTGCATGCGCCGCAACCGGAAATCATCCCAGACGCCGGCCAGGAAGCGCCGCACCACCCGGACCAGGGCCAACGGGTAGACCTCCACGAGGGGAGACGTGCGCATCCAGGCTTCGGCCACGTCGCGCCAGAGGATCATGCAGCCGCCGCAGGCCACCACCTCGCCGCCGTGCAGCAGGGTGACGGACGGGCCGCAGGCCAGCAGCCGGGCCTGCGCCGCAACCGGCGCGCCCAGGTTGTCCACCCAAGCCGCGTCCGGCGCGCGCAACGCCATAGCCTCGGCGTGCTCCGGCGCGAACCGCACCACCTCCAACTCTCCTATCCTCATAAGGCCATGGTCTCGTAGTGCCTGATCACCGCGAGCACGGTGCAGGGCAAGGGTTGATCGTGGCGCACGAAGACGGACCCCGTGCGCTCGTAATCCGAATCCATTTCCAGGATCTGCCAGCCGGACGCGAGGTCCGGCGACTGGCCCCACGGCGTGGCCGAAGAGCGGAAGGCGATGGTTTCCAGGTGGTCGGCATCCGGCCCGATCTTGAGGCCAAGGGATCGGTGCAGCAGCACGGCCGCGTAGATGAGCTTCTTGATTTTCGCCTGGCTTGTGCCGTCCTCGCTGCCGCCTTCGACAGGCAGAACGCCCAGGTCCGAGACGTAGGGCAACCCGAGATGCACCAGCGAGGCAGGAGCCGGGAGCGGCACCGTCCCATCCTGCACGGTGTACGGCCCGACCACGCCGCCGTCCGCCAGCCCGACCACGGAACAGCCTTCCAAATGGTCCAGGCCGGAAACGGCGCTGACGGGCGCCCCCTGATAGGACAGGCCGCTATCCACGAAAAAGGCTTCGGCCTTTTCCTGGACGTCAAACCCTGCTTCCATGCACTCGACGTAGCGCCGCTCCTGGCCGTCCACGGTGCGGGTGACCACGAACCAAGGCTCGTCACGGTCCGCGCTCGGAATGCAGGCCACGGACTCGAACCGCCCCTGTGTCGCGTGCCGGTGCCAGCCCACCACCTTTTCCAGACGGTTATAGGTCAGCCCGAGGAGCGCGCCGTCCCCCCGGATGCACCAGAGGATGGCGTCCGGCTGGCGCGCGAAATCCATTGCGACGATCTTCCCGGCCGTGATGTGCTCGGACAAGATGGTCAGGTCCGGCGCGGTGTACGCGTTGTCCGTGTAGTTGTAGGCCAGTTCCCGCAGCTTGCGCCCGGCGCGCTGCACGAACAGGATCACGGAGCCCACGACCACGGGCACGAGCAACGCGCTCCCGTCGTTGTTCTCGCGTTTTGCGGAAACGGTGGCCGGCGTGAGCGGCGAACTCGCGTCCGGCTCCCCGATGCGCCATTCCGCGCCCACGGTGCCGACCATGAGCGCCTTGGCGCTGCGCAACCAGCGGATGGCATTGACGTGGTTGGACACGATTTCCACGGTGATGGCGTCGTCGTCCGCGGTGCCCGGCGCGAAATTATAGTAGTCGCTGGATACCGACGCCCACAGGTGTTGCGGCTGGTGCGGCGTGGACGCGAACCAGAGCCGGGCTTCGTGGAACGTGACGCAGCGCGGCCAGCCCCGGTAATCGCTCCAGGCTCCCTCCCGCCACTTCGTGGTGGGCTCGGTGGAGCCGAAAGGATTGATGATGGCCACGGTCGCCGTCCTGGGATTGCTGACTTCCGTGATGCGGCAGTACCCCGCCGTGTCGGCGTGCAGAAGCCGGAAAGAGGCCCCGACGTGGCCCGGGTCGAACAGGTCTTTGGAAGCCGTGAGCGTGGACGCGGTTTCGTCCGTGGGGATGGACACCGAGTCCAGCGACCGCGCGGCGTCCGCGTTGTGGCGGAAGATCACGAACGCCGTAACGCTTTCCGCCGGCTTGAACACGATGTCTTGCGCACCGGTATAGTACGACGCCTCTGCAACGATATCCTCTTGGTCAAACGTCCATGTAACGTCATAGACTTTGCATATCGTGACCCATGGCCGATCCGCCACCGTCCCTTTCACCTTCGAGTTGAAGACGATGCGAAAACGATCCGTATTGATTGGCGCGTCCAGTTCAAGCGTAATTCGTCCCTGTTGCAGATTATCAAACTGTTTCAGTTTGACCCACGCCGTCCCGTCATAATGCTGCACGATGAGCGATTCACACCAGCCCGTCGTGCTTTGCCCGATCATGATCCGGTCGAACAGTTTCTGTTCCGGGAAGACATACTGCAACCACGTCTGCCCGACCGTGAACGTCTCCGGTGCCCACGACGTCGAATCCTCTTCGCTGATCGTCGAATCTTCCTTTGTGGTGAAGGCGTTCGCCGCTTCGTGTCCAATTTTATAACTTGACGCGGACGCCGTGCCGTCGATGGCGACATTTTTCCCGGCGTTGCGCGTGCCGGTGCGCACGGCCATCTGGATCGGGCCGGATTGCACGTCGAATTTCAGGTGCCGTTCCACGCCGCCAGGCAGGGCGATTTCCTGTTGCATGCCAGCATAGCCGGCCCCGTCGCTGATGAGGTTTGCCCAGCCGGAGCTATCCCATTTCAGGGACGACCCGGGTTCCGAGACGTCCACCCAGCCGTCCACGTCGTCCGTGAACAGCCCGTTCACAACGAGCTCGCCCGTCGCGCCCGGGGTGATGGTGATGGTGGAATCCTTGTTCTCGTCCAGCCACGGCCCATCCTCAAGCTCAAGGGGCGTGAGCGCCCAATCCGTATGCCCGGTGCGCGTGAGCGTCATGGGCCGATGCGCGGGATGACAGAGAAACAGCGTGTCCGCGGACTGCGCCCACGACAGTTCCGCCAGATCCTCCGCCGTGTAGGGCGTAACGATTTCATAGGGCACGCCGGAGCCGTCCACGATCTGGCCTTGGTCCTTGAAGAAGCGGAAATACAGGTCGCCGGCCTCGATCACGTAGGCCTGTTCCGTGGAAAATTCGAAGGGGATGAGGCGGCAGGGCTTGTCGGGATGCTTCGTCGCGGCGATGAAGCGCAGCCCGGCGCGGCGCTGGATGCCGCCGTGGGGCATGAGCGTAAAATTGAGCAGCGTTTCCGCCCCGGCGTAATACTGGTCCAGGTCCACGCGGCCGCGCAGCCGGGGCGATACCTCGCCCGTGGTGAAGCTGGTTTGAATCGTGCTGGCCTTGGCCATCTAGCCGCGCCCTTCCGTCCAGTACGGGGTTTCTTCCTGGGGTGCGCCCTGGTCGGCGCTGACGATGTCGCGCACCTCGCCCAGGCGCTGCTTGTACAGGGCCATGAGCGTTTCGAAGTCGGAGGACTTGCGGGTGATGGTGAGCGCGATTTCCGCAGCCAGGCGCAGGGCCAGCAAGTCCACGAACGACGGGGGGAACAGGTTCGGGTCCGCGACCCGGCGCACGTAGCGCAGGCGCACGGATTCGGCGTCGGTGACGATCTGGTTTCCCTCGATCTGGTAGTCCAGGCCCGGCCCGTCCGCCATGGACTCCAGGGATATGAAATCCGTGGGCAGCTGGTAGGCGTAGGCATAGCCATAGGCGGGCGCGTCCGCCGACCGGGCCAGGGACGCCCGCTTGAGCGCGAACGGCCACGCCGCTTCCGCCAGCACCAGATCCAGCACGAGGTCATAGACCACGGCCATGGTCCGCGCCCGCTTCGTGTCCTCGTCCAGCGCGGCGATGGGCGGCGCGCCGATGCGGTCCAGCGCGGCGTTGCAGATGGAAACTTTGGATGCTGCCATGGGCTAGCCTTGCTGCCCGTACAACACATTGGCTTGGTCAATCTGCTGCACCCGATCCACGGTCAAATCGGTCACTTGGATGCTGGTGCTGACGGTTTTTCCGTTTTTATCGTCGTTGATCGAAACGCTTTTGATATAGCCAAGGCCGGACAACTGCACCTTTTCCCCGGCCGCGATGCCTTCCAGGCCCAGCCGCTTCGCCACGTCGCCTTCGAGGTTTAGCGTCGTGCCCCATTCGTATTCCGCCTCATCCAAGGCTATCCCGCTGCAATCTTTCTGCTGGATGACCCGCTTCAGGCTGACCATGTCGCCCATGCTCCCCTCCAGAGGGGCCGACGCCTGCCGGCCCCCATCATTATATATATGGACGTGACTAGAACCGCCGGTTCGTCTGCTTCTCGAACACGAGGCCGGCCGTGATCTTGCCGGCGGTCATGGCGGCGGAGCAGGTGTAGTACAGACGCACGTACCGCTTGCCGGCTTCCGCCACGAGCCCGGGAATGCGGAACTCGTATCCCTTGACCAGATCATCCTTGTCGATGGCGGCCGAATCCCAAAGGGTTTCAAAGCTGCCGAAGGCTTCGTCGTCGGACACCTGGAGGCTGATGAACAGCGCAGCGTCGGCCGTGGCCGAAGCGAACGCGGTTTCCACGATGGCGAAGACTTCCAGCGGATCGCCGTAGGTGGCCTTTGCGCCCTGGTCGATGACGTTGGTGGACGCGGACGAAGCGGCCACGGCCTGGGCCTCGCTGAAGAGGTTCTGCTTGTCGAGGATCATGGTCTTTGCTCCTTACGCCACGGCCGTTTCGGTGTTGGTCAGGGCGTCCACCTTGTGCACGGGCACGCCGTCGAAGGCGACGACCTTCTTGCCGGCGATTTCTTCCAGGGACAGGTGCACGTTGTTCTTGTTGGTGATCTGCCGGCGCAGGAAACTGCGGATGGTGCGGTTGCAGTAGAACACCGTGCGGCCCATGTTCTCGGCGGGCAGCAGTTCCAGGGCCTGCACCATGAGGTCCACGAGGTCCGCGCCGCTGGCGGCATTCTTGGTCAAGGTGGTGACCTTGATGTTGGGGATGCGCACACAGTAGCGCCAGTCGCGCAGGCACATGCCCAGGTCCCATTCGTAATGCGAGCGGTAGCCCTGGTATTTGCCGCCGTTCTCGTCTTCCAGGGTGACTTCGCCCAGATCCTTGTGCTGGAAGCCGGCCTTGCTGCCCTCGGGGTAAAGCCCGTGCAAGGTGTTGGGGCTCCAGGTCACGAGCCAGATGCTCGTCAGGTTGGTGTCCCCCCCGGCGGAGAGCACGTTCGCCGCGGATTCGCAGTCGTCCAGGGAGGAATAGCGCGGGGCCAGCCCGAGGAACCGTTCGGGGTTCTTCCGCGTGTCGCCGTAGAACAAGGTGGTGGCCATTTCCTGATTCATGGCCTCGATAAAGGCCCGGTCCTCGGAAAGGCGGAACTCGGCAGTATTACCGTTCTTGTCGGCCAGCTTCTTGTCCACCTCGGCATAGCCTTCGAGCATGCCGCAGGAGTCCTTGACCTGGGCCGTGCGGCTCTTGGAAGGCGGCACGCCGTAGTTGAGCAGCCGCCAAGCCACGGTCGGCAACCCGGTGCGGACCGTGGTCATGTGGCCGGAACCGTCGTTGCACTCGACCATGGTCATGTCGTCGAGAATGGGATTCGTGGCCTTGAGCAGTTCCACGATGACGTCGATCTTGCCCGCCGGGTCGAGGCGCTTGGCCACGTCCGACAGGGTCGGGTTCAGGTTGCCGATGGTAGCCATGTAACTTCCTCGCTATTTTTAGAACTTCATTTGCGGATAGAGGATTTCGGCGGCCGTCTGCGGCGCGGCGTTGCTGCCGCCGCGTCCGAACGCCTGGTCCTCGGACAGCGCCTTGCCGATCATCGCGAACGTCTTGACAACCAGCGGATGGTCCCCGATGCCCGTGGCGTCGAACAGCGCCCCGAGCTCCGGCGAGCCGAAGACCGAAACAGCCTTCTGGGCAAGGGTGACGTTCGCGTTGAACTCCTGTCCCCACTCCTGTTGCAGGACCTGGATGCCCTCGGCGCGCTGCTTGGCGTAGCCCTGCTGGATGGCCTGAAACCGGGCGGCGTCGAGTTGGAGCAGCTGCGGCATGATGGCCCCGAACTGTTCCTGCGACAGCTTGCCGGCCAGGGCGATTTCCTTGACCTTGCCGAGCATGGCTTCGTTGACCGGTATGTCCGCCGGGGCTTCGAAGGCGTAGGCGGCGGCGTTCTCCGGGATGGCGGCGGCGTCGGGTTGCTTGTCCTTGTCCGCATCGCCGGTCCCCTGCTTGTCCTGCTGGCCCTGGCCATCGCCGGCCGCGGCGGCAAACGCGTTCGCGCCGAGCGTGGCCCCCTGCTGTCCCTGGCCCTGGCCGCTTTGCGCGGTCCCCTGCGCCCCGGCGTCGCCGGAGGCGGGGGCGGCGGCTGCGGCCGCATTGGTCGAACCATCCCCGCCGGCCGCGGCGGCGTTACCCTGGGCGGCGTTCGGTGTCATGGTGTCAGCCATCTTTCTTGCTCCCTTCGTTAAGACAGTTCACAATCGCCTGCCGCTCGGCCATCATCTCCTGCATCGCCTGCTGGTCGATGCTGCCCAGGCGGATCATCAGCCGCGCCGCGCCCGACATGGTGGCCATGCCGAGCCGGTTCAAAAGGTGCAGACCAAGCTGTCGCCGGCCCTTCTGGAAAATATCCCGGCTGTTGCCGTAAAACGTGTCCTCGAACGGGGCGCTCGCCGCGATGAGGTCTTCGAGCACGCGAAGGCCCGCCTCGCTGCCGAGGAACACGCGCTGATAGTCGTTTTGCAGGTTCGCCAGGCGCAGGGCCTCTTCCTGGTCGGCGTCCTTCTGGAGCCGTGCCGCATCCATGCTACCTCCCCCCGGCCCCTGCCGCCGCGCCGGCAATGGCCGTCAGCGCGTTGGGCCCCGTGGTGTCGATTTCCGAAAGCGCCTTGGCCTGGCCGATCTGTTCGGCCTGGGCCTGCTGCTGCTGGGCCTGCTGTTGCGCGGCGGCCCGGGACTGGCGCAGGGCGTCCACGTCGTCCGCGCCGCGCAGGATGTTGGACGGCGTGCCCATGTTCTCGGCGTAGTGCCGCGCCACGGCGTCGCCGTCGAAATTGTCCAGGATGTTGGGGAACAGCTGCGCCAGCGGGCCGACAAACTGCATGGTCCTTTCGATCGATCCGACGCCGGCTTGCTTTTGCGCCTGGGCCAGCAAGCCGATGTATTCCGGTGTGATGTCCTGGCCCATCATTTCTTCGGGCGGGTTCGGAATCTGCACCGCCCGTTCGTCCACGATGAGCGGCCAGCCCGTGGCATCGTCGATGCGCCCCAGCGGGTCGCGCCCGGCCTGCCACAGGATGTCAAAGGTGCGGTTCATGAGCGGGTCCAGGAACTCGCTTTGCTGCTTCTCCACCACAGGGCCAAGCATCAAAACTTTTTCCTCGTGACGCTCCAGAACTTCCGTGGCCGTCATGTTCGGATGCTGCACGATCATCAAAAAGAGGTCGTTGAAGAAGCCGGACAACAAGGCTTCCCTGATCTGCTGCATCTTGGTTTCCACGGCGGTCACGTCGAAATCCACCTGATACAGCGGTCGCAACCCCTCGCCACGTCCCTGCGCGTCGCTTCCTTCTTCGTAGGAAATGCCGCCCGGCCACATGTTGATTTTGCGTGTCCGGAATGAAGTGGGCGCAACCAGCGGTGGGTTGACCGTCTTCTGGATGGCTTCGAGGCTGCTCTTGCCCATGGCCATGAGCGCCTTGATGTCCGGCAGGGAGTCCATGCCCGGACACCAGCCGTAGACGTCGGAACCTGTCTGGTCCCAACGCGTGACCATGCAGGGGAAGGTGCGGAATCCCTTCTCGGACAAGAGCGTGCGTGACGTGATGTCCACATAGGCCGAAACGTAGCGCATGCCGATGGCGCTCGCCTGCTCGCGCGGTTCGATGGCGTGCAGCACGGAAAACCACGTGAACGGCGCTTTTGCGTAGGCGTCCTGGACGGCCTGCGGGCAGACGGAAAGGCCGAACTGCATCACCATCTGTCGCGCCGTCATCCAGACGTGGCGATATACCGTGTCTACGCTGCCGTACTGGTCCGCGTCCAGGTAGTATTCGCCGCACTCGAACAGCCGGAAGGCCAGGAGCTTTTGCGGATGCGCTCCCTCCCATATGGCCGTGGTGCCAAAGGCCGCGACGTCGCTGTAGCAGTTGTGCGCCACGTCATAAAAGTTGCTGCCGCCGAAGACACGGCGCATGCGCGTTTCCACGAATTGCAGCCAGTCCTTGACCTTGCCGTGCTTCTCCAGGTCCTCATCATGCAGGCGCAGGCGCGACCAGGGCCGCACCGGGGAGGTCATGCCCGACTGCATGCCGGCGGCGAGACGCCGAAGCGCAAGCGTCACGGTCCCTTCCATGCGCCGATCCTCTTTGTCGTCCCCCTTATTCGGCTGGTCGCCGCGGTCGAAGAAGCGCCCCTTCCAGGGCAGGATGTAGCGGGCTACGTCCTGCCAGCGGGCATCCCAGGTGCGCCGCTCGGCCTGCAACTGGCTGAAGCGGTCCAGGAACCGCTTGACCTTCTCGTCATCGGCCATGACTACCCTGCCCCCAACAAGGTTTTGCGCGTGGTCGGCGCGCTGCCGGTCAGCCCGAGCCCGCCGGTCAGGAGCGTGGACCGCTTGTCACGGATGGCCGATCGCCGCTTCTTGGCCGCGGCGTCGGCGTCCGTGGCGCCGGACATGTCGGTGTACATGGCATCGACCTTGTCTTGTTGGTCCTGCTCGAGCTGCTGTTGCTTGGCCATGAGCGTCTGTTCCTCTTCGAGCTTCCGGTTCTCCTCCTCCTGCTTCAGGCGCTCCGCCTCCAGGGCCTGCTGGTTCGCGCGCTCCTCGGCCAGGGACTGCTGCCCGGCGGCGGCGATACCGGCGAGGGCCGACGTCGCCTTGTTGTAATAGTCCATGCCGTTGTTGTTCTGCGCCGCTGCCGCCGCCTGTGCCGCTGCGGCGGCCTGCTGCTGCCGGGCCGCCGCCGCGGCCTGCTGCTGGGCAATCTGGGCCGCCTGGGCGGCCGCCGCCTCCTGCTGTTGCTGTTGCTGCTGCAACGCCATGACGATCATGAGGTTCATCATGGTCGCCGCATCGGCTCCGCCCCCGCCGCCGCCTCCGCCGCCGCCGCTCATTGGCCACCCCCTATCAATCCCGCGAAAAGCGAAGAGAGGTCCCCGGTCAGCAACGAAGAACCGCCGCTTGTGGACGAGGTTGATCCGCTCCGCTTCTTGTTCCAGGCTTTCAACTGCTCCAAAGCAGCCGCCCCCTTCTCGTGCTGGTCGTAAAATTCCAGGTCGGCATCCGTCGCATCGGTGCGCTGCTTGCGCTTCTTGTTGCCGCTGCTGTCCGTGTAATAGTCGTAGTGCTGCGGCTCCATGTAGCCGGCGATGCTATTGACATAGTTGAGCGCATCCATGAGCGTCTGGTCGTACGCCTCGCCGGAAGGCAATCCCTGCCGGCGGACAACCTGCCCGCCTGCCGCCTGCTGCCCGCCGGCCTGGACCGGGGCCTGGCTCCCCGAGGACGAGGCGGCCATGGTTTGCATGATGGTGTTGGTGATGTCGTCCACGTACCCCTGCCCGTAGTACAGGGGGTCGATGCGCCCCGCCTGCTGCATGAGGAGCATGGGGAGCATGGATTCCGATCCGCTTCCGCCGGCCATGGGTAAACCTCCTATGCGTACATGTCGTAGTCCATGTCGGCCGTATCGCTGGCCTCCTCGGACTCGCGCATGGGAAAAGCGAAGTTGATGTCGAGCAGCCGCGCCGCGCAATCCAGCATGTCGTCATGGGCGGAGACGGGGAACGAAAGGTATTCGTCGTTCACGAACACCGACGTCAGATCCTCGAACACGCCCTCATAATTGCGCCGCTTGCATTCCGGCAGCAGATAGAACCGCCCGGACTCGAAGTACGGGATGAGCCGGCGGATGCGGTCTTCCTTGGACATGGACCCGCCCACGGGCGTGATGGTGAAGCGGTAGTTTTCCCGCTCCATCTTGTCCGTTATATGCTCTATGTCCGCGTCCTTGCCGTACTGCTCGTACCCGGTGACAAGCGGCCGGTAACGGCGATGCAGGCGCAGGAGCGTGCGCGCCCGCTCGGGCAGGTTCAGGCGGTCGCGCACCATGTCCACGACGTAGACGTTCTCGTCCGCGCCCAGACCGAGCACCATCATGCACGTGTAGTCGCTGTCCCGCTTCTTGGCGCTGGCCGGGTCGCACAACAGGTAGAGGTTCAAGTTGCTGGTGTTCCCGCCCTTCCAGTACCGCAACCAGTCTTCCTTGAATCCCTGCACCTCATCCGCCTTGGGGTCCTGGAGCATCTGACAGCCGAAGGTGTACGGCCCCATGGCCCGGCGCTTCTTGGCCAGGGCCTCACGCGAAAGAAAGACCGGCTCCCCGGAAACCGTGCCGTCCGCCGTGGCCGGATAGATGCGCGGCGTGACGATGCCGCGCGTCATCATGGTCTTGTAGGTGTCGTTAAAGTGGTAGCGCGTGCCGATGTAGCGGGTGTTGCCGCCGTCAGCGCCCAGGTTCAGGGAGAGTTCCCAGGCGTCCGTGACCTTCTTGATCTGGTCCGGGGTGTTCACGGATTCCTTGGTCACCACGTCGTCGTACACGAGCAGCTTGAAGTGCTTGCTGGTCGGCTGACCGTCCACGACGCCCCAGGCTTCGACGGTCGCTTCCTTGGGGTTCCCCTCGCGCTTGACCACAATGCCGTCATCCTCGGACCACTTCGGGCTTTCGGACTTCGGGTTCTTGTACAGCACGTCCGGGAAAAGCAGCTTCAGGAGCTCGTTGCTCTCGAACTCCCGCTTGATCTGGCGCAAGAAGCCTTTGGCGATGGGGCGCGTGTGGCTGAACAACCCGACCGTGATTTCCGGGTCGCGCAGAATGTCCTGGATGGTCAGGGCGAACGTGATGATGGTGGACTTGTAGTGTTCGCGCGCCCACAGGTCCAAGTGATCGTTCGGCGCGGCCTGCACCTCATTGCAACGTGCATAGTGCCAGTCGCGCCGGCAGTCCTTGCGCTTGAGCACGCGGGTCAGCAGAAAATAGAGATCGGCAAGCGCCAGGTCATGCGCCGCCGTCTTGAAGCCTTCCGTGCCGCAGCACCGAAAGAGCTCCTTATACTTCGCTTCCCGTTCCTGCCGCGTCATCATCGTCGTCTTCCGTGAGTTCCCGCAGCACTTCCAGGGCTTCTGGAGTGAGATCATGCGTCACTTGCTGTTCGATCGGCCCGCCGTCCTTGCCCGTCTGTTCGATGCGCGCCGTTTCGGTCCAGCCCTCGAACCGCTTGTAGGCGAGCCGCGCGGCCACCGGGTCGCCCGTCTCCGCCCGCTCCAGAATCGCCTTGTCGATTTTGGACAGGCGCGGGGCGTATTTCTTGCGCCGCAGTTCCAGGGCCTCGCGTTCGATTTCCTGGAGTTCCGAGGCCGTGAAAAGGCAGTTCAGTTGATTCTGGTTCTTGTATCCAAGCACGCGGGTAGACAATTCTTGGCGCGTCAAGAAATCGTTGTTCGGATCGGCCAAGTATTCCAGCAACTTGGACTTGGCCCTATCCCTGGCCGGGAGTCCCTTGGCTCTAGCCATGGCCTAGCCGCTCACTGCCCGCGCCGGTCGCGCACGGCGTCGCGGATGTAGTTGACGCTGGTCTCTATGCTGGCGATGCGCTCCAACCACCGTTGTTGCGACTGGTCGCTGGACTCGACGATGGCCAGACGCCGGTCCAGTTCCGCCTGGTGCGCCTGGATCGAGCCCGACCAATAGCCGATGGCGATGAGGTTGATGACAACCGTCAACGCCATCCCAACCCACGGGGCCAGCCCCCGGTATTTGCACAGCGCTTCGCCCACGCCCGACACCTACCGCGCCACCAGGGCCTGCAACGCGATGGGCGCGAGAACGGACACGGCCGTGCTGATGAGCGAGCGCGCCACGTCCCATTGATCCTCGCTGGCATCGGGCAGGCTGGCGGCGAACGCCTCCGCCGCCACGGTCGCTTTGTCCAGCACGGCTTGCGCCGTGGCGATCTTGTCCGGGTCGCCCGTGGCCTTGGCCTCGGCCAGGGCCTTTTGCAGCGCGGACACGCTGCTTTGCAGGTAAGCAACGCCCGCCTTGGCCTGGGCCGTGCTGATGCCCGAGCCCGAGCCGGAAGACGTGGCGCAACCGCACAGGCCGGCGGACACGCTCACGGACAAGACGCACACCAGAAGCAGGGAAACGACGGACTTTTTCATGGAGCCCCCCTTGATCGGTTTCTTTGCGGCCTTGCGGCCGATGACGGCCATGATGCCGCCGACGACAGCGCCGAGCGCCGAAGCGGCGAGCACAACCAGATCCGTGATATGCGCCTGGTCCTCGGGGGAAATGGCCACGCCACAGATGCCGGCGATACCCGCCACCAGGGCGACGATGCCCCCCCAAATCCCGCGCGAGGCCCACCAGGGCTTGCCGTCCATCGCCTCAACCTCCCCGTTGCTGTTCATTTTTCCTTTCCTCCCCGTCATACCGCCCCGGGCATTCCGTCTCGCGGACTTGCGCGGCCATGCACTGCATGGGCCCGGGACCGACCAGCCGCCAGGCGCAACCCCGGCAGTCGCCGCGCTCCTGGGCCTCGCGAATAGTCACCGGCTGCGCTCCCGGTAGAACAGGTGCCCGCCGATGCGGCCGGTCATGACCATGTTTGCCGCCCACTTGGGATAGGTGGCCATGCTCGCGGCGTGGTAGCCCACGGCGTTGCGCGTCGGGTCCGTGCTCGTGCCGGCCATGGCGTCCCGGGCCTCGCGCTGGCAGGTTTCCCAATCGCCGTCCGCGAAATCGCCGGACAGAATCTTGGGCAGGTTCGGGTCATCCGCGTTCAGGCAGGAGAACTGCCGCGGATGCAGGCACACGGACGTCACGTCCGTGCCCCAGCCGCGCGGACGCGCCACCCGGTTCATGACGACATGGGCGATGGCCCGGGCCTCGGCGGCGTCCATGCCCCGGCACTCGCCCCAGATGACGCGCGCCAGGAGATCGGCCGCCGGCACGTAGGCCAGGGCGGCGCGGCTGGCGACGGGCAGCGCATGCTTGCACGCCGCAGCAGCGGCGAACGCGCCGGACGCCGTGGGCGTCCAGTCCGCGGCCGGTTCGTCGATTTCGAAGTGGGGCATGTCCTTGAAGGACTTGAAGTCCCCGCCCCAGCGGAGCACCACGCCGAGTTCCCGGGCCGCCCGGTCAAAAGCCAAGGCGATTTCCCGGAATTTTCTGACGTCGTCCCAATCCACGGGGTAGGGAACGACGTCCAGGGCGCGCGAGGGGGAAAGGTTGTGCAGGGACTTGCCGAAGTGGGCCTTGGATCGGCCCGCCGCGAACGCGGCTTCCTGGGCCTCGCGGCCCCGGTGCCCTTCCGTGACCGTGAAATCTACCGGGGAGAGCTCCAGGGCGCGGTGCGCCACGGCCTGCAATGCCGGATGGCAGGTCGCCAATGCGGAGAGCGATCGCTTGCCGAACGAGTATCCCATGCCATCCTCCCACCCGGGCGGAGAGCCCAGGTTCACAGGTCAAAATAGTCCATATTTTGACCTGTTTGGGAAGATGATAAAACGTGCGGAAACGATATAAAACGTCAGTTTACGTCACCGGCCGAAGGCCAAGCCCTGGTCGGAGTAGAAACGGCGAATCTCCGCCCGGGTTGTTTGCCACCTGCCGCCGATCTTTTTCACCACAAGGCCCGCGTTGCGCAGGCTTTCAACCCGGCTCCAGGAAGAACAGTCCAGGGCGTCCATGATTTCCTGCTTCGTGGTCAGGACTTCCTTTGCCATCACAGCCCCAGGGGCGCTTTCCCTCTGTACCGCTCCACCATCCACGGCCCTGTCCTCCCCTGCCTCGTAGCCGCCAAGAACTCCCACCACCAAAACTTTGCCGCACTTGCAGACCATTTTACCCTCGCATCGTCTTCCCAATGGCCCTTGACTTCGTGGACCTCGACGCCGCCGTCAGACCGGATCACGAAAAAATCCGGCGTGTAGAACGTCTTCACCGCCAGCCGGAGCTTGACGCTCTCGAACAGGACCGCCACCACCTCGCCGGCCAGCAAACGCGGCCGCAACTGCTGCGCCTCATAGGCCGCTTCGAGCTTGTTCATTTCGCCGGCCACGTGCCGCACCCGACCGCCGCCCGGCCGCGACACGGCAAGAGGCTCCGCCGCTGGCACGGCCGCGCCGCCGCGTCCGCCCCGCTGGCCAGCCTGCCGGCAGTACGCCCGGTACTGCTCCGGGGTCCAAACTTCCTGGGGCACTACTGCCGCCGCTCCAGGCTGTCGCGGATGCGGCGCAGCCACATGCGCGAGTTGTCGATATCCGCGTCCGTGGGCGGCGGCGACACCTCGACCGACCCGGACGCCGTGGCCCTGGCCTCGGCAAGGAGCTCCTGCGCCGCATCCATCACGGCCCCGGGCGTGGGCCAGTATCGCGCCTTGGCCCGTGCAGCGCGGCAGGCCTCGCGGAATTCGCCCAGCGTCAGCGCCCGGCAGTCCATGGCATAATCCTCGGCCAGCAGGTCCAACGCCGCCAGCTTGGGCGACTGCGGCCAGTGCAGCCCGAATTCCCGTTCCAGGATTTCCCGCACCCTGGCCACGTCCGTCACGCTGCGCGGGTTGATGGTCAGCCGCATGCTTTCTTGCCCTCCTCCACGTGGTCATCCGCTTCCGATCCGTCCGTTTCGCCGTCCGGCCCCGGCCCTTGTTGCGCATTGCGCGCGCGCATCCGGTCCACCATGGCCACAAAGGCGTCATTTTGCCCCCTGGCCTCGGCGGCCGGCGGCGTGGCCGGGCCGTGCTCATCCTCCCAGCGCCGTTCCGTGATCCAGCCCTGCGGCCATTTCGGCGTCAGCCCGGCGCGCTCCTGCGCCGGCCGGGCCTCGGCCGCGCGCTTGGCCGCCAGCACGATCTGCTGGCAAATGGCGTTGTTGAGTTCCCGAATGTCCAGCCAGGCGTCCGCGGCGGCCGCCTTCCCGTGCTTGTAATCAAACGCGGTCCAGAACGCCTCGAACCATGCCAAGCGCATGCCCTTCAGGGAGCGGCCCTTCTTGGTCAGGAACACTCTGTCCCCCACCGGAGGCAACGCCCCTCCCTCCGGTGCGTGCGGCCGGTCGCCAGACCGGCAATAAGTGGGAGGTTCCTTGGTAGGTTCCCCTTTTAGATTCTGTGTCCCGTTTTCGGTACTGTTTCCCGTCCGTTTTTGGGACTGTTTGCCGGAATTTTCGGTACTGTTCCGTTTCTGGAACTGTTCCGCTTTTGGGACCGTTCCGTTTTCGGAACCGTCCCGCTTTTGGAACCGTTCCGTTTCCGGTACTATTCCATTTTCGGTACTGTTCCGTTTCCGGCCCTGTTTCGGGGCTGCTTCGTCTTCTCGGCCGCTGACGCCGACGATGCGGTAGCAGACCACCTGTTTCGTCTTGCCGGACCGCACGCCCGTGTCCACGATTTCCCCGGCCGCAACCAGGGCGGCAAGCGCCCCGATGACGGTCTTGCGATTGAGTCCCGTGTCCAGCACGAGCCGGTCAATCGAGGGCCAGCACACATGATCTTCGCCGGCCCTGTCCGCCATGGCCAGGAAGACCAGCTTCGCCGCCGGCCGCAGCCCCTGCCGTCGCCACGCATGGCGCGTCGCGTCTACGCTCATACCGCCTCCAGAAAACGCGGCCGCTCGCCGCGCCGCCGCCAGTAAAATCCCATAAGCCGCTTGAACTCGGCGTCCGTCCATCCGGCCTCGCGCTGCACCCTGGTCAAGACGTTGCGCTCCAGTGCATCCAAGGGGTGATACCTCATGGCCAAGACCGTCACGCCCTGGCTTTTGACGAAATCGCATCTGCGCCATGCTTCTTCTGGCGTGTCCCGGAAGCCTACGATGGCATACGAATAGATGGCGTGTTTCCGCACGCCTGCCCGTGAAAGCGTCTCCATGGCCGCAAGCCACTGCTCGGCATAGTCCATGGAATCCAGGGCCAGCCGAATGCGCGTGCGCGGATCACGGAGCCGGGCGAAGCGGGCGGCGTGGTGCCGGTTGAGAAGTCGGGAGTCGATGCCCTGTGTGAAATCCGCCCATCCCCACGAAGATTCCAAGCGGTCCATGACCCGGTCGAAGTGCTCCGGGCTGGCAGCCAGCACGTTGTTGTCCGCGAGAATGGGGCGGTCGGGCCAGTCTTCGAGTTCGGAAAAGGTGGGTTCGATCCGGCGCACACCGCAGAACGGACATGCCCGAACGCATCCCGTTGTGGTCCTGGTGGCCATAGGATTGACGCGTTGCAGCACGCCCGGCGCATCGCCACCAATGGTCACAAAATCCAGGTCCGCCAGAAAGTCAGGCATGAGCCGGACAGCCGGGCCGCCGACAAGCACGCGCAAGGAAGGGGTGCAGCCGTACAGGAACAGAAGCCGACGCCGAAGCGGAGGCAAGTCCCATGTGAACGGAACGGAGACGCAAAGCCGCCCGCCTTCGTGCCATTCCGTAGGCCGGCGCGGCCAGTCCGCCCGCAGCGCCGGCCGCGTCGGGGCCTCGGAGGGGGTCATGCCGCAACCCCGAAATGCGCGGCCATGATGGCGCGGCCGATCATTTCGAGGACTTGGCGGACGACCGCGTTTCCCAGGGCACGGAGTTTAGGTACTCGGGCCGGATGCCCATGAGCCAGGCCACAAAGTCCGGGTTGAGTGCGCCGCGCCTTGTTGTCTGATCCGATGACCCATTCATGGTCCGCCCAAAAGCCATCGCCGCCTGGGCCGGCAATGGCTGCCCGCCTCCGCTGAAACTCTGATTCGCACCGCCCTTCTCCCCGTCCGAGGCCCGAGGCGTGGACCAAAGCGCGGCCTTGGCCACTTCGTTGAGCGGACGGGCGTTGCGTTCCAGCGTTGTCTGCGAGGCATCCCCCGATTTCCAATCCCGCGTCGTTGGTGTGGGCCATAGACTGGCCTTGGCAACCGTTGATAGTCCGTCTCCGCTGTTCATCGATGCGCCCTTGCGGTTGTGATCTCCGCTGACTGTTGGCGTGGGCCAGAACGAACACGCGTTCCCGTTCATGCGGGGCATCGACGGCACAAGCCGGAATACAGAGCGGCCAGCCGGAGTAACCGACTCCCTCCAGGTCAAGAAGCACTCTGTCGAGCCCCAGGCTGACGTGCCCAGCAACATTTTCAAACACGCACCAAGTGGGGAGCCAACCCAACTCGCGCCACGCGCGAAGGAAGCGTACAAAGTGCGGCCAGAGATGGCGGTCGTCCGCCTCGCCCCTTCGCTCCCCGGCATTGGAAAAAGGCTGGCAAGGGTATCCACCCGCGAGGACGTCAACGGGAGCAAAAGCGCTTGGGTCCGCATGGCGTATGTCTCCATGGTTCTGGGCATCCGGCCAGTGATGGGCCAGCACGGCGCAGCAATAGGGATCAATTTCGGCCTGCCAGGAAACGGCCATGCCCGCCGCCTCCAAAGCGAGATCGATAAGGGCGATGCCCGTGCAGAACGTGCCAACGGACAAGGGCGGCCCGCTCACGCCACCCCCTCCGCCGGCTCCAGTTCGTCGCCCCAGAAAAGCTCTATGCGGGACGCGGCGCTTCCCCTGTTGATCCGCTCCAGGGAGACGAACCACCGCCCGTCCCGGGCCTCGGCCTGCATCCGGTTCGCCTTGGGCAGGGGCTGGCCAACCAAGCCAATGCGGCCGGGGCACACCGTGGCCGTGTCCTTGACGCGCACGCGCATGCCCACGCTCACCACGGCTTTGGCCCCCTGCCCCAATACTCGCGGACCAGCCCCATCCCCATGAGGACTGCGGCGACGTCGCCGCCGCACGGGCATTCCACGCGCGCCAACAAGCGCCCGCCGTATTTGCCCTTGGCAATGTCGTGCAGCGTCACGGCCGCGCCGACCGGGCACAGGGCCGCCAGCGCCTCCCGGGCCTCGACGGCGAGGGCGCGAAACGCCGGCCGCTTGTCCCGGAGCTCCGGCGCATCCACCCCGAGCAACCGCACGCCCCACGTGCGGAAAAGGTTCGGGCACCCCTCGCAGGCCACGCGCACGCGCAGCGTGTCCCCGTCGTGCACCGACACCACCACGCCGTGCAGATCCTCCGCCAGCCCCGGCCCGGCCAGGCACAGCCACCCCGCCACCAACGCCATTGCCAAGATGGCCCGCTTCATGCCGCCGCCCTCCCCGTCACCTGGGCCATGATCCTTCGCAGGTCGCCCTTGACGTAGACCTCACGTTCCGCGCAGGCATCCATGTAGAGGTCATAAGCCACGGACATTGCCGCGTTGCGCAAGTCGTGCGCGTCCTCGCCCGCTATGCCGGCGTTGGCCAGGGCGTCCCCGAACGTAACGCCGTCCACCAGCAGCCCGGCCAGATACCCCTTGACGATGCGTTGCGCCTCTTCCTTGGTCATGACGTACCCCCTTCGCGCGGTTGCAGGTGATAGACCGTCTTGGCGAACGCCCGCGCCAACCGGATTTCAGCAGAGACGCCCGTGGACGTGCGCCAGCCGTCGAGCATGAGCACGGCCAGGGCCTCGGCCCAATCGATGACGAATCCCTTGCAGGTGTCGGCCCAATACGGCCAGGACGTGGGCAGCTTGCCGGCCTGGGCGATGACGTGGCCGTGCGTGATGGGCGAATAGACCTGATGCCCCAGCGCCATGAGCCGTGCGGCCTCGGCGGTCAGCGCCTCGAACCGCGCTTGTCGGACCTCTGCGCTCGCGTGCGTGTAGGGCCCGGCGAGGTAAATGCGTTTTTCGGTCATGCGCCCTTCCTCCAGAACTGCCACCACGGCCGGCGCGTGCGTCCGGCGAATGGCGACACGGTGGCCCCCGCGTCGAAATACATTTCGGCCGGGGCCTCGCGCCGCCGGTAGCAGCCGGCCGCCGCCTCCAGGCCGCGCACGGTGCGCGACAGCAGCGCCGACACTTCCGATTCGCTGGCCAGCCCCCGCCGCAGCGCGGCAAAAAGCTGGTCCGCCACCTCCCGGGCCTGCGGCAGCACTTCCGCCGGATCGGCATCCCCGGGCAGCGGTGCGGGATTCACCACCCGCAACCCCAGGTCCTCGGCCAGGACATGCACCGCCGCCGCCGCCTCGGCCTCGAATCCCCGCCGGTCCAGTTCGCGGTTTTGCTCCAGGAGCTTTTCCAACGGGTTTTCCCGCCACTGCCCGCAATGGTTCGGATCGGCCGTCCAGCGGTAGACTTCCCGTTCCGACTTGCGCCAGTGCGTGCAAAGCCACCCCATCCCGAGGAGTTTTTTCGCCATGCTGAAACACTGGCGGGAATCATAGGTCATCCGATTTCCCATTTCGACCTCGCCTCACCCTGCCCCGCCGGGTACGGTTGCCATGGGGATTTCCCATGTCGCGCCCTCCGACACATCGAAATCAGGAGGCGGCTTCAGACGCTCCCACGTGGAAAGCCTGATGTCCTTCCCTCCGAGAAACTTGTAGAGCGAAGCAGGAGAAACCCCCTTGTCCTTCGCGTATTCCTGCGGAGTTTTGCCTATTTCTTTCAGATAGTTGGAAAGACGTATTCTGTTGTCCATGCGTCCTTATTATCTAATTAGAGATTCAATCGCAAGAAAAATATTCTAAAGAGAGATTCGCTACCCAAGGAGGTTCCATGTATGGGGCGAGATATGGCAGGATTGTTTGAAAAAACCTTACGATGGCTGAAAGGTCAGGCGGAAAAAGCAGGCGGCGCGAGCAGGCTTGCGGATCGTCTGTCCGCGCCCAGGGCCACCTTTTACAAAGTCCTGAACGGCAAGCAGACCAACGCCAAGGACTACTTAAGCTGGCTTGATGCCCTTGGAATTCACGTCATTTTCCCCGACGAATCCCACGATACCACCCGCCCCATCCGGTTCCTGGACGCGACCGTGCTATGGAACGGCCGCCATGACCACCTGCCCCAGCCCACGCCGGATCGTTACCGGGCCATCCCTGTTGTCTCCGGCGAGGTCGCGGCCGGAGAAGGACTGTTGCCCGAGGAAGGCATTGAATCCTGGATGATCCTTTCGACGGTGGAACCGGCCGTGCGCCGGAGCTCCAATCTCCTGGCCGTGCGCGTGGGCCGGCGGCAGCGCTCCATGCTGCCCCTCATCCACCCCGGCGCGACGGTGTTGGTGGACTGCGACGACCGCGCCCCTGCCGGCGAAAGCTCCATTTATCTGGTCCGCGACCCCCACGACGGCCGCGCCCTAAAAAAGGTGCGCACCTTCACTAGGCACAACGAGGAATTTGTGACGTTCTACAGCCTGAACGCGGAAGAGTACCCGCCGTTCACGTATTCCGTGGATAAGGACTTCGAAGGCAACCTGAAGCGCGCCATCGTCGGCCGCGTGGTTTGGCTATGGCAGGATTTGACAGGGGCATAGGGACGATTCGGAACGGCCCATATCAAGAACAAGGCATGTGCAAGCGAGAAAAATAATGGAAGAAAACAATAAAACGGCCCCTCCGCCGGAAAAACTCTTGAAGAAGAAATGCCCATGCGGGCAGCAATTAACCATATTTTCCATTGTTGGACTCCCATTTCTTCCAGAATGGATGGCAGTAAAATTATATACCATGGCACTTGAATTAGACAGACCAAAATTTATGCCTGGGATGGATAGCGAAGAATTATTTATGGGCATTGCATTTACTGCAACATGCACAAACTGCGGAAACATAACAGCATGGTCTCTTGACAAAGATGAGTTAGACTACTTAACAAGCGACCAACGCGATAGTAGCTACGGCATTGCTTGGCTATACAATCCTGATTTTTTAAAAAGGCACTTTGCAAGTGAAAACGCCAAAAGTATTTTCGGGAAAGTAATAGCTACAGCAGAGATAGTTGAAAAAGGAAGATTAGGTTTTGAAGCGAAAGGGAAAAAGGAAAATGAAAAGTAACAACGTGCTAACATTTCCTGGAGTTCGAGGTGGCGGGTCAGGGTTTGACATTCCCGGCGGCGGTGATAATTCTGGAGGCATGGAAGCCAGAATCGCCCGCCTGGAAGCCTTCGCCGAATCCACAGACAAGCGTTTAGGCTTGATCGAACAGGATTTGCGAGCACTCAGGGATAAGACCGACACAGGAATTAAGTCTATTTCCGATAAACTTGACGCGAGATTCTTTTACCTTTTATCTGCTGTTGTCGCTGGATTTCTGATTTTGGCAGGCGCAATGTGGGCAGGATATTCGCGCCTTGACAATAAGATTGATACTCGGTTCATGAAGATAGATGAAATGTTCCAAAAGCTGGACGCGAAGAGCGATGCAAAATTCGACAAAATCATAGAGCGTTTGCCATCACCACCCGCGGCCAAACCATAATCCCATCATCGGCCGCGTGGTTTGGCCATGGCAGGATTTGACGGGGGGACAATCGGCGCGAGGCAATCAATGTTCGCAAAAGCAATAAGGTACATATCCAGCGTATTATGCAACATATCACAAAAACAATTGCTTCTAATTGTCATCGCACTACTACTATATATAGCATGGAACATAAGAATAATATCACAAAGAATGCTAGACAATGGAGACTTGTTCTTTACAGAGAAAGCAATCTCATCTGCGAATGATGAAATTTATTCAGCAAACAAAAAAATAAATTCAATAGATGCCGAACTTTCATCAACAAAATCTGACATTAGATCCATTCAACACGACATATCAACAATCATGTCAGATATCCGCTATTTAGAAATAAAAAACAGATAGCAACTGAGCACAAAAAAAACGAGCAGCCCCGATTCTGGGAACTGCTCGTTTTTTTTATTGCCAGCGTGACCTTCCCCAAGGACTGGATGACGGCGAAGGCGGCGTATAGAGCGGCTGCGGCTGCGTGTTGCGCATGGTGCCGACGTCGCCGGTATGAGGATTGACATTCGGATACGTGCTGTAATTATTCCGTGTGGTTGAGTCCGGGGCGGTACGGTAGTGGGGCTGAACATACGTCCCGTCTTGCTGGCTGTAGCCATGAACATAAATGTCTTTCGCAAACGCCGTTGACGCCAAAAGAACCACCGCCGCGACCCCAAAGAGAATCCTACCCATAACGACCTCCTCTCCTGGTTTTTGCCTCCCCCTGTAACCGACTCCCCTTTCCCTCGTCCTATAAGTTTCTTGAATTTTTTGAAGCGGCAGTCAATACGCTTGTCTTAAAATTCTCTCTTTAGACTTTTTATCCTTGCATGGCTTTCTCTAATTAGATACAAAGGCCCCGTGAGCAACCCCACCGCCCTTCCGGGGATCGGCCCCGGCGGGGCGCAGCGAGGACCGAACGGCAACCGGGGCCGCTTGCCTCCCCTTGCATGACGGGCGGCCCCAACGGAGCAAACGCAATGAAGGTCTACGTCGGCGTGAAAATGGTGAAGGCATGGCCGGAAGAGAAGGACGGGAAGCCCGGCTACAAGATCATGTACGAAGACGGTTATGTTTCCTGGTCGCCCGAGGATGTCTTCGAACGGTTCTATTTCCCGCTGGCCGAAGGCGAGAAGAACAAGATCGCCACGGCTGATGTGGACGCCTTCATGGGATCGATCAAGGACAGTCAGCTTGACGAGAAGACCACCATCGTCACGGCGGAAACCTTGACCGGGTTCCGCCAGTACGAGGTTTCGTCGTGCGTCGATCCGGCCAACTACGACCACGCCTTAGGCGTCTCCATCGCCACCGAGCGCATCAAAAATCGCATCTGGCCCATGCTCGGCTTCGTGCTCCAGTGGGCCGTTAACGGACTCAAGCAGAAGCCCCAATGAGCGCCATCATGCGCAAACGCGCCAAGCGCCGGGCCAACAAGCAGCGGCGGCGCAGGGCCAAACGGCGGGGGTGAACCATGTGTGTCTTCTCGCCGCGGCATGAGCCGAACCAGGACCAACACCACAGCCTGAACGTGTGGGGATCGGCCGGCATCATCGCCCTGGCCGTGGCCGTGGCCATCGCCGCGACCATGTGGCGCAGGCCCAGCATCGACGCCATGCGCGTCGCCGCCATGGCCGAACGCCGGCTTGCCGCCCTGGCGGCCGGGCCTCGGCAGGCGGACGCGCAAACCATCAACCCGGAGGACGTGCGGTAATGAGCACCCTTATTTCCCTCGATACCCTGGACCGTGGCGGCGTGGTCGAACTTTTCGGCGGATGTCTCCAGGAGGTCATGGACAACATCAAGGACCCCAACACCAAGCCCGAGGGCGTCCGTGAAATCGTCCTCACCTTCAAGTTCAAGCCGGGCAAGGAGCGTAACTACACGAACATGACCTACGCGGCCAAGACCAAGACCCAGCCCGTGGAGCCCGTCAACATCCCCCTGTTCGTGGACAAGGACCGCACCACCAAGAAGGCCGTGGGCTTCGAGCTCGCCGCCCCGGACGAGCATCCCGACCAGCACCGCCTGGACGGCGTGGACAAGGAAAAGACCTCGGACAAGGTGACGGACCTCGACCGCGCCCGCAACGGCTAACCCCAACCAGCAGGAGCAACACCCATGGAAGGCACCGATTTCAACGAAGTGCTCAACACCGCCGTCAGCCTCGGCAAGACCATCACCCGCCTGGAGAAGGAAAAGGAAGTCCCCGAGGTCTACATGCTCGGCGACGTGCCCTACATCACCCGGGACGTGCGGCCGCTGATGAAGCCCGTGCCCGCGGTCCTCAAAGTCTCCACCCTCACCGGCCTGGTGGACTACCTCATTGCCAACGTGGACGGCCTGGAGCCCCGCGACCTCATCTGCCACGTCGTCAGCCCCACCCGCGTGGACGTCGTGTCCAAACTGTTCGGCGACCACAAGCAGCGCCAGTGCCTCATCCGCGCCGAAGCGGACCACGTGCCGACAATCCGCCTCAACGAGTTCATCCCCGTGGAAGACTTCAACCTCATGTTGATGAGCTGCTTCACCGACGACGACGACCGCAAGAGGGTGCTTTCCGTCAGCGGCAACATTACCGCCGGCGCGGAAGTCAACAACGCCGACGACGGCGTCAGCCAGGAAGTGACCGTCAAGGCGGGCATCCGCAAGAAGGAAAACGAGGATGTGCCCAACCCGGTCATCCTCAAGCCGTTCCGCACGTTCACGGACGTGCCCCAGCCGGATGGGAAATTCGTTTTCCGCATCAAGGACCAGGGCGGCATCAAGTGCGCCCTCTTCGACGCCACGGGCGGGGCCTGGAAGGGCGAGGCCATGGACAGCATCAAGCACTACCTCCAGGAGGAACTGGCCACGGACGCGCCGGAAGGCCAGCAGGACGGCAATCCTCCCGCGCCCTCCGCCGCGGACATCCGCGTCATCGCCTAGCCGCTCCCCGCCTCTCCCCGGGCGCGACCCCTCGCGCCCGCGAACGAGACAGGGAAAGCAAAGGAGGATGCCATGGTGACGACGTTCGTAACCACCCACCCGGCCGTTGCCGCGCTGCGCTGCCCGCGTTGCCCGGGCCTCATGGAGCGCGCGCAATCCTTTTCCGGCCGCATCTGCATGCGCTGCGGCCACGCGGAAATGGACCCCGTGGCCGCGCGCATCCTCGAACAAGCCGCCCGGGCCTCGGCAAGGGCAACCAAATTCAAGGAGGCGTAGGCCATGTATGAAGAGCTCGACTTCGAGATCAAGCAGGACTGCCCGATCTGCAAAAGCACCCTCCGAGTGAACGTGACGTGCGAGGTGGATTGCTCGGCTACCATCCACGCCGACGACTACACGCAAAACGATTTCCTTAACACGGACGTTCCCCGGGAACCGTACAAGCCCTTGCTCCCGAACCTCGGCGCCATGACCTCGTTCACGGTAAGCGCCAGGCTTGGTGATGAACCGATCCATTGCGACGGATATTATTTCCTTCTTGGCTCTCCGCCCTTCGTCTACCGCGTCACCGAGCAAGAAACCCCGGACAAGGATTGGACGGAACAGGTCAACAAGTGGCGGGCAAGCCCTCGCGCGCCTCTGACGCCAGCCTACGCCGACAACGGCCGCGTCTGTTTCACCCGTCCGAACGGCACAACCCTCGTCGCCCAGCGCAACCATGTGGACCTGTTCCGCACCATGCGCCCGGAATGCGTCTTCGAAGGGCCGGACCTCGGCGAAGGCATCATCACCGTGCACTGCAGCGGCCGGCTGCTCGGCGGCTTTGTGCCCATCTACAAGCCGACGCACCAGGAAGAGGATTGAGGGGCCGCCATGCTGCACTTCGTCCAACACATGCGCCGTCCCGGGGCAGTTACGATCCTGCCCCCGGGCTGGCGCGAGATTCCCGGGCACGGCCCCGTGGCCGACGTCTCGCGCACCTACGTTTCTGCCGGCGGCCTGCGCGTGGTCGCTTCCGTGGACACGCTCGACGACGGCACGTTCTGGGACCACCTGTCCGTGAGCCGCCCGGACCGGCTCCCGTCCTGGGATGACCTCGTACTGTGCAAGGAAACCTTCATCGGCTGCGAGCGCGAGGCCTTGCAGCTGTTCCCGCTCCGCTCGGAGTACGTGAACCTGTGCAAGCACTGCCTGCACATCTGGGCCCGCCTCGCCAAAAAGCGCGTGGTCCTGGGGGAGGTGGCGGCATGAAAGAGCGCCCGATCCTCTTTTCCGGCTCCATGGTCCGCGCCATCCTGGAGGGCCGCAAGACGCAGACGCGGCGGATCATCAAGCCGCAGCCGTGGCGCATTGTCGGACAGGACGTATACGGGAACGTCGATGATATGATTTTCTGGCGTTTCGGCGAAAAACGCGAAGACTGGCCGACGCCAAACAATTGTCCCTATGGCCAACGCGGGGACCGCCTTTGGGTCCGCGAAACCTGGGCAAAGAATATCCAGGGATGCCCCAACGGCGTGACATACCGTGCCGACCACCTTAACCCTCTCGGCGATGGTCCGGCGAATCCAATCACCTGGAAGCCCTCCATCCATATGCCTCGCATCGCCTCGCGCATCACCCTGGAAATAACCACGGTTCGTGTGGAAAAATTATGGAGCATCACCGAGGCGGATGCTTTGGCGGAGGGCATCACCGGGCCGCATCACGTGGGCTACCCGGCATTCCGCGTCCCCGAGGACAGCAAACCAAGATATTCTTCGGCTGTCGCAGCATTCGAAGCCCTTTGGGACTCCATCAATTCCAAGCGCGCGCCGTGGTCCTATAATCTCTGGGTATGGGTCTTGGAATTCAAGCGGGTTGCGCCATGCTGACCAACCCCACCCCCTACCGTGGCCATGCCGTCGTCACCGGCCCGTACCGCTACCTGCTGACGCGATCCTGGGGCGGCGATCCGCGCGAGCTCGTATGGATCATGCTGAACCCGAGCGTGGCCGACGCGAGCGCCGACGATCCGACCATCCGGCGCGTGCGCAGTTTCTCCCAGGCGGCCGGATTCCAGGGCTTCAGCGTGATCAACCTGTTCGCGGCCATCGCCACGGACCCGATGCGGATGGGGCCGGAGCCGGTAGGCCCGGACAATGACCGCTACATCCTCGACGCGGCCAGGCTGGCGCGGCAAGTCGTCTGCGCCTGGGGCGCGCTCGTGCCCCCGCACATGAAGGCCCGGGCCCGCGCCGTCCTGCGCATGATCGGCCCGGCCACGCTCCACTGCCTCGGCACCACCAAGGCCGGCCACCCCCGCCACCCCCTCTACGTGCGCGGCAATCAACCCCTGGTCACATTCCGGGACTTCCGGGAGGCATCATGAAAAGCGGATACGAAGTCGAGACCTACGCCGAAGCCTTCGACGCCCACAACGAATTCACAGGAGCCATCCACCCCGAGGGCTTGGCCGCTGAATTTCGCGGCATTTGCGAGGATGCGGACAAAGAGATTTTCGCGCTGCGGCAACGGGTAGAGGATGCTGAAGATATCCGTTCCGACTTTCTCGACGCGACAGGGGTCACAATGCAAGATTTCCCGGCGTGGTTTTCAAAAGTAATGCTGCGCATAGAGGATACGGAAGTCGAGGCCGCAAGATTGGTCAAGAAATGGTCTGACCATAAATCAGAGCTTATTGACATGCACAGCCAAAGGCGTGTGCTTTGTGGAAAACTCAAAGAAGTTAAAGAAGAGTGCCGGTCTTTGCTTGCGATGGCGCAGCGGCGCGCTGACGAAAGAAATGTCGCCACGAATGAGCGAGACACCGCTATCAACAGGCTCGAACAGGCGGAAAATGTGCTCCGCTACATAGCCGACCAGCGCCACAAGGGAATGGCTGGCAATTGGGCCGTCAATCAGGCCCTTACCTACTTCTCCACCGCGCAGGACGCCAATCCCCGATGCAAATGCGGTTCCTTCAAAGTCCGCGACAATCGCGGCCAATGGGTGTGTGTCGAGTGTCAAAGGGAGCCCCCCCGGGAGGCGTCCTGATGCACTGGACAACCTACGACAGCACTAACCCCGCCACCCTGCCGCCCACCTATACGGTGTTCCTGATCGAACGTGCCAGCGGCACATGCTCCCTCGGCTGGTGGGACGACAAGGACAACCGCCACACGCTCCAGGACGGGGACAAGTGGATGGCGTGGCCGGGAGATGCCCCTAAAGACCTATGGTATGGATGGGAGAAGTTACGCGACCACTACACCGACACAGGCCCCAATTGCAAACGGTGCTGGAACTACGTCTACGAACTCGACAAAAATTCTTTGAAGCACGTTCGGATGCGCTGCACACTCAAAGACATGCCCGTCAGAGCCGGCGGACTTTGCGGCGATTACATCGGAAGCTAGCTATGTCCCGCCCCCTCACTCCCCTGGAAATCGCCGGCACCGTGTTACCCCGCTGGCTGCGCATGAGCGAGGCATGCGCGCATGCGCGCATGTCGCGCAACACCATGACCCGCTTCCTGCGCGAGGGGCTTTTTTCCGGGCAGCAGATCAACGACCGCGGCGACTGGCGCATCGACCGCGAATCCATCGACGCCTACTACGGGCAAGGCGACCAGAAGGCGCTTGCCATCCTGCAAGGTATCCGGGCATGAATCTTGGCATGCGGCTATGGAAAAAATCCGAAACCGGCATCTACTATGTCGAGTTCGAGCGCGGAAAGTCCAAGTCCCTGAAGACAAAGGATAAGGGCGAAGCAAAGCGCTTGTATAATCTGATCCGCAAACAATGGCTTGCGGGCCGGATTACGCAGATTACGGGCGAATGTACCAAGACGCTTGGGGAATTCTACGATGAGTTCAAGCGGTTGGCGGCGGAAACGCAAACCCGGGCCACCTTTCGGGCAAACCGCCTGGCCCTGGAAAAGCTGCTCGACGTCGCCGGCCGCTCCTGCCGCCTGGACCGGATCACGCTCAAGCACCTGGACGAGATCAAGGCGGCCCACAAGGGGCTCTCCCCGCGATCCGTAAACGTCTACATCCGCCACGCCCGCGCGGCGCTCAACCAGGCCGTTGCCTGGGGCTACCTCACGACGAACCCTTTGCGCGGAGCCAAGGAGATACGGGCGGTCAAACTGCCGCCGGCCTTCTTGACGCAGGAGGAATGCACGCGCTGGCTGGCCACGATCGACGACGTGGACTTGCGCCGCATGGCCCTGGCTTACCTCTCGACAGGGGTTCGCCGCTCGGAGCTTTTGACGATCACGTGGGAAGGAATTGATTTCGAGGCCATGCGGTGCCGCGTCTACCGCCTCAAGACCAAGGAATGGGAGTGGATACCGATTTCCCAGACCTTCCTTGCGGTGCTGCGCTCCATGCCTGCCGGAAAGGGCCAGGTCTTCACGCGCTGGCGGCCGGACACGATATCGCACTACATCAAGCGTGCCCTGGTCGCCGCCGGCTATGGGCACCTGCACTTGCACAACTTGCGCCACTCGTTCGCCTCGGCCCTGGCCATGAGCGGCGAGGGCCAGGCGGCCATAGCCGACCTTCTGGGCCACGCCCAGGTCAGCACGGCGGCCATCTACACGCACATAGCCGAAGACCACCGCAAGCAAGCCGTGGACAAAGTCAAGTTCGGCCCCATCGACCTGAAATCCTGAATCGCGCTTTGCGAACCGTTTGCAAACTGTTTGCCCGCAAATCGAGGCGTGGCGCGGACCGGCGGATGATTACGAATCAGCTGCTCTACCAACTGAGCTACGCTGGCCTATGCGAGGAAATGCTTGATACACGCGGCTTCGCGGGCAGTCAAGCGGGTTTTACAAACCGGTCATAACTGGGCATGTTAGGCCACTTTTGACCGCATTGTGCGGTCGAGTCGCGGGCGGCACACCGTCTGGCTGCGGCGCGGCCTC